TAAATAAAACTAGTGATGACATCGAAGAGATGATCAATATCGGGATTAATGGGCATTCAACGAATGAATTCTGCAAAGGAATGGTACTTGAAAAATCCTGTGGTGCACCGTGGAACGCAGTTCCTGGAGTTACTAAGAAAAGTGATATGCTTGAATGGCAAGATGAAAAGATTGTTTTCAAGGGATCTATTGGTGCTAAACTCAAAGAACGAGTATCAATGAAGTTGAAACGCGCTAAAGAAGTAGATAGAATTATTAGTTTTAGTAATTCTAAATTGAAAGATGCTCAGATTAGCATTTCAGCAGTAAAGAAAGGGAAGACGCGAGTTTTTCATTGTATTCCTGTTGATAAGGTGATTACCGATGCATCACTCTTTGGAAATTTTAAAGAGGCTTTTACAAAAAGTTTCTTAAAACTTAATCACGCTATTGGAGTCAATCCTAATAGTAGAGCGTGGAGAGAAGTCAAAGAACATATTCTGAAACAACCGAATGTGTTTGATCTGGATTTTTCTAATTTTGACAAATATTTGCACGCTAATTTATTGCGAGCTGTCTTTGATATAATTAGAGGAGTCATAAACAAGAATGCACCGGATGATTGGGATGAAGCTAGGAAAGTTTTAGCCGAAGAGTCAATTCGGACTTTTGTTATTGATTATGATACTATATATCAAACTGAACGCGGAAATAAAAGCGGAGAATATTTGACAACTATTGTCAACTGTGTGGCTAATGAGATTCTATCTTATTACACTTGGATCCTTGTGACAAACAATGACGATCTATCTGTGTATAGAAAGAATTCTTCATTAGTGACATATGGAGATGATAAAATTCAATCTGTTTCAGATGAATATAAAGAAATTTTCAATTACTTTACTATGAAAGAAGTGATGACATCTATCGGACATACGATAACACCGGGCTCGAAAGATGGAATAGAAGTGGCTTATGGAGGTATTGACAAAATTCAATTTTTGAAGAGATCTTTCACACTTTTAGACGGAGAAGTTGTAGCACCTCTTATCCAAACTTCAATAGAAGGTCCATTCGTTTGGACTAGAATTGAAGAAACAGAGCATGATATTTGGGAGAACTTAATTGAAGCTCAAATTCTTGAAGCTGTGTTACATGGGAAAGAGTATTATGATAGTTTTATAGAAAAACTCTCTAAAGGAACTAATTCAATTTTAATTGATTTAATTGCTTCCAAATTAGCAGCACCTTATAGTGCAGCTAAAAGGAGGTTTTTCCAAATATATCATAATGTCTGAGATAAATTCACTTATCTTTGATACCAATAGCACATTATTTAATGTGCTAGATGGTTTGGAGGTGCCAGCACTTTCAACAGAAATACAAAGCTTAAAAGCAATCACTGATAATCTCAATGATTTGCTTGTCCAATTAGGACGAATAGTTGATACAAATCAGCTAATTAACAACACAAAGTTTGTAGAAACAAATACAAGGATTGATAATCAACAAACTGCAATCCTTGGAGTCCAAACAACTGTAACAGGACTCCAAGCAACAGTAGAAGATTTATTTTCTCGTGTTTCTCAAATGGAGACTATCGTAGGAAACATCGAC